AGCAACAATGTGTCTTTAGTTGATACGCAAGATAACTTTATTTTTGCCACAACACCAAGTACCGTTTATCAACTAAGTGATATTAGAAACAGTTTCTTGTGGGGTATTGCAAGTGGTAATGTTAATGCAACTATTACTGATGGTTCCGATGAAAACTTTTTATTCAACACCCCTTCAATTAGCTTAGACGGAAACGGTAATACAGTATTTGGAGCCGAAGGAACAGTATCAGGTAACTACAATACATTATTAAATGGAACAGGACATAATATTTCAGGAAGTCGTAATACGGTTGCAGGTCAAAATATAACTACGGGTAATTCTCAAAGAGCATTTGCTCATGGGTTTGGACTTATTGTAGGTCAAACAGGTGCTGCTAACAATGGTTTTGCCGTAGGTAATAATAACATAATAGATAGTGGAGCAAACAATTCTGTTCTTGGAAGTAATCTTGAAAGTAAAGCATATTCAAACAGTGTCATAGTAGGACAAAACAACGACCCTACAGTAGACAATATACAAGGTAAAACAAGTTTTCAAGTTGGTGTTGGTTCGGGACAGACAAATAGAAAAAACGCAATAAATGTAACAAGGGTAAATGCACCATTACGAAGCGTTATATATATGGACCAATTAGCTACCTCTGCGTTTAATTTTGCAGATGATGCAGCAGCAGTAGCCGGAGGTATTCAGTTTGGAGGATTATATCATACTGACGGTGTTGTTAAAATAAATATAACTCCGTAATTTAATTTTAATTAAATGGACATAAGAAAAATTTCTATAGGTCCTGATTATAAATCAGGAGCCATGCACTACATAGTAGGACAGTCTGTTTTAAATGGCTCTTACAAAATTCATCTTATTAAATACTACGAAGATTCTGATTCATACAAAATATGGATTGAAGAAGATAGTGGAGCTATAGTCTGTTGGAAGGAGTTTACTTCCACTGTTCCTGTGTCCGTAGAATTTAATATAAACTTTTGATGAAATCTATATATCAATTTATAGTTGAACCCCTAAACAAAAATCGTTATAACAACACTAAAGAAATAGAAGGTGTTGATTTAATTATAAGCACTTCAGAAGAAGATGCATCTGCATCTAATAGAGAAGCGATTGTTTTAGAAACACCCATTAATTACTGTGGACCTATTGAAAAGGGTGACACCCTTTTGGTTCATCATAATGTATTTAAGTTTTATAATGATATGTATGGCAGAAGACAAAGTGGAAAAAGTTTTTTTAGAGATGATATATTTTTTGTAGATTCCGAACAATTCTATGCATTTAAAAAAAATAATAAATGGCATGGATATGATAGGTATTGTTTTGTAAAACCTATACCAACAGAAGAGAGTTATATTTATAAACCTTTTAGCAACGAACCATTAATGGCAGAAATGGCAATAATAAATAAAACCTTAAAAAACGAAGGCTTGAAAGTGGGAGATAAGGTTTGTTATAAGCCAAAACAAGAATATGAGTTTAACATAGACGGTGAAAAACTTTGGAGGATGTTTGACCACTCTATAACTTTAGTATTATGATAAGCACTCTATCTTTTTACAACGTCTTACCAAATCCTGATAAATATGTCGAGAACATTGAAAGCAATGGTTGGAAAGTAATTGACGCAGAGGCAGGAAAATTCAGAGGTATACAAGAAAGAAAAGAGGATGAACTGTCGGTATTGGTAAATGCTTTTTATCCGGACTATAATATAGAACTAAATTTTATTAGGAAGTCTCCATTAAATCAGGAAGAACCTCATTACATACATACCGATGAGATGCATGGAGATAAAACAGTTATATTATATTTAAACAAAACATATCCTGAAAATTATGGAACCACGTTATATGATGACAATGAAGTTCCTATTCTAGTAAACAAAGCACAATACAATAGTATTTTTATTTTTGACTCTAACATCAAACACTCAAGAAATATAAAAGAAAACTTTGGTTTTAAAAACGACGCTAGAATGGTTCAAGTAATGTTTTTAAAAAAGAAACATGAGTGATTTTTTAGATATGCTGAAAGAATATAATATTAATTTGGATGAGTTGAATCGTTATATTGATTCAAAAGAATTTGAATTGAAAGCAGGTCCTGTAGTAGATGATAATAATAAAAACTATAAATTAAAAAAATCAAACATAGAAGGCTTAGGAATTTTTGCTACTAGAAAAATTAAAAAAAAAGAGGTTATTGGCTATGGGAAAATTAACAACACAAGAACATTAGCAGGTCGGTATGTAAACCATTCTCTTAACAATAATGCTAAGTTTTATAGTTTTAGAGATAACGATAATATGATATTAATAGCTGAAAGAAAAATTTTAAAAGGAGAAGAAATAGTAACTAACTATAGACATCATACTTTTGTAAAAGAATATTATGAGTAAAGAAACTAAGTTAAAAATAATTGAAGCAGGTCATCAAGCAGTAGAGCAACTTATAAAGGTTGCTAAAGAGAAAATAATAAAACCTGACCCTGAAGATGATTTAGCCGCAGATAGATTAAAAAATGCTGCTGCAACAAAAAAACTTTGCATCTTTGATGCATTTGAGATTTTAAAAAAGATTGAAGAAGAAAAAGAAAATATAGAGTTGAGCAGTAGTAATAAAGTTGAAACAAAACAAGGGTTTGCTGAAAGAAGGTCAAAATAGCGATTTATATAAAGTTCTTATTGATTATATTCCTAAGAATGTAGTTACTAATAAAAACAGAAATAGGTCTTGGTTATATGGTTATAACTCTAAATATGATGTTATAGTTATATCAAAGACAGGTTTAATAGGAGATGTTATTAAAATTAATAATCTAACTATTGCATTACCTCTTGCACCTAAAAAGTGTCTTCAAAGACACAAAAACAAAGAGGAACAATATTGGGAGCGAAAAGAATTACCCAAAAGTTTAAATAGAATTAATTCTATTTTTCAATGGAACGAAATGCCTAAGACATTTAAGAATCTTTGGGTTGATTATATTGAACAAGAATTTGATTATAGAGAGTATGGTTATTGGTTTAAAAACAATGGAACACCCACCTACATTACAGGGGCTCACTATATGTATTTACAATGGACTCAAATAGATGTAGGCTATCCTGATTACAGAGAAGCAAATAGATTGTTGTATATTTTTTGGGAAGCGTGTAAGGCTGACAAAAGAAGTTTTGGAATGATATATTTAAAAATTAGACGTTCAGGATTTTCTTTTATGTCCTCATCTGAATGTGTGCATACCGGAACGTTAGCTAAAGATTCAAGAGTAGGTATATTATCTAAAACAGGTTCAGATGCCAAAAAAATGTTTACGGATAAGGTAGTTCCAATAAACAGTAGGTTGCCTTTCTTTTTTAGACCCATAATGGACGGAATGGATAAACCAAAAACAGAATTAGCATACAGAGTTCCTGCAGCTAAGATTACTAAAAAGAATATGTATGACATTGAACAGGATGAAATACAAGGCTTAGATACAACTATTGATTGGAAAAATACTGATGATAACTCTTATGATGGTGAAAAACTTTTATTGTTAGTTCACGATGAAAGTGGAAAATGGTTAAAACCAAACAACATATTAAACAATTGGAGAGTTACCAAGACTTGTTTACGATTAGGTAGTAAGATAATTGGAAAATGTATGATGGGTTCTACGTCTAATGCTTTAAATAAAGGAGGTAATAATTTCAAACAACTTTATTACGATTCAGATGTAACACAAAGAAATGCAAACGGTCAAACAAAAACAGGACTTTATAGTTTGTTTATACCTATGGAATGGAACATGGAAGGTTTTATTGACAGATATGGCAATCCGGTTTTTACAACCGAGACAATAGTAAGAGGTATAGATGAAGAGGATATACAAATGGGTGCTATAGATTATTGGGAGAATGAAGTAGAGTCTTTAAAAAAAGACCCTGATGCTTTAAATGAATATTACAGACAGTTCCCAAGAACTGAGTCACACGCTTTTCGAGATGAAAGCAAACAGTCTTTGTTTAATCTTACTAGACTATATCAACAAATTGATTACAACGATTCAATGTTATCTGAGCACTATATAACACAGGGAAGTTTTTCTTGGAAGAATGGTATAAAAGATTCTAAGGTTACATTTTCTCCTGATAAAAGGGGGAGGTTTAAGATTACGTGGGTTCCCAACTTAAATATTCAAAACAATGTAGTAAAAAAGAATGGTATTTTATATCCCGGTAATGAGCATATTGGAGCGTTTGGTTGTGATTCGTATGATATAAGCGGAACGGTTGGAGGTGTGGGGTCGAACGGAGCTTTACATGGATTGACTAAGTTTAGTATGGAAGAAGCTCCAACAAATGAGTTTTTTTTAGAATACATAGCAAGACCACAAACT